AACCATCAACGTGGTCGCCGTCCCGATGGCGACTGGCCCCGGCGTAGTTAGGGCGTGGGTATCATCGAACGACCCCGTAATCCTCGTCACGGCGATGTACGGCGTCGGTGAGGTCACAACAGCGATGATCGTACCAGCAGCGCCAGTCGTGGTCTGCGTGACGACCTGGCCAGATGTCGGGACGTTGGTAAAGCTGGCAAGCTGGATGATCTGGAATGTCGCAGCTGACGGTGCTGGACGCCCATCCACCCGCTCATACCCATCAGCGCGAGCATAGCCGCCGAACTGCGCGCACTCGAAGTTAACGCCATCCCGGAGCGAGCCCGGCTGCAACCGCAACGTCGGCGTCGTGAGGTCAAGGCCGCCAGGATATGAAACGCCCTGCTGGGTCAGACCACCTCCTAGCTGGGTGGTCGTGTACTGAACTTTTGGCATTTTTGGCATGGCATTCATGCGGCATAACCGTTGAATAACCACGATGATCTGCTAGAATAAGCGAGCCGGTAGAGTGCTGATAACACCCTCACCGGCTCTGACCACCGCGCCTGGATGAGAGGTCTACGATGGCTGCCGATCCTTCTAGCACAAGAAGCGATTTCTATGTCTACGCGCTGTTCCGCGAGGACGGGCGCGTGTTCTATATTGGCAAAGGACGTGGCAGACGGCTGGCAGACCACGAGATGGCTGCTCGACGCGGTGACAGAGGGTACAGAAACGCGGTCATTCGCGAGATGCAGGCGCGCGGCATCGAACTTATACGAACAAAGATCCACGATGGACTGACAGAAGATGTCGCGCACGCTTATGAGATCGCGCTGATTGCAGCCATAGGGCGGCATCCTCATGGTCCGCTGACCAATCTTACAGACGGAGGCGAAGGCTTCGTAGGCTTCAAACATGCGACTGGCAGGAAGCAATCTCCGGAGCATGTCGCGAAGATATCTGCAGCAATGCGCGGCAGGAAGCTGTCGCCTGAGCATATTGCTGCCATGTCGGTGTCGCAGCTAGGAAGGAAGGCGACGCTGGAAACTCGCGTAAAAATGTCGGTCAAGCGTCGCGGCAGAAGCCGGTCGCCAGAAGCCATAGCGAAGACAGCGGCATCTAACCGCGGGAAGAAACGCACGCCAGAAGCATGCGCTAACATGTCTTTGGCGCAGCGTGGCAGTGCGGCGGTACGGGAACGCATGGTAAGGCTGGCTAAAGTAAATCGCGGCAGAAGATTGTCACCGGAGCACATTGAGAAAATGGCCGCAACAAAGCGCGGCAAGAAGCATTCACTAGCGCACATCGCCAAGAGAATGGCCGCACATATCGGTAAGACAAGGTCGGCAGAGGCACGCGCGAACATGGCTGCGGCACAGAGGGCTAGCGCGTTACGCAAGCGCGCCTCCAAATGACACGCTAGGCGCACGAACTGCCATCAACTGCGCCATCATCCTCGTGCTTTCCGATTGGCCGCGCTGGGTAACTTCTTCGGCCGCCTCGAATTGTCCGTACTTAATCATGGCAAAATAGACCACTAACATAGAGAACCGCGCCGGCAATCCGTTCGGAACGTCCGAGTCCACCGCCATGACAGATGGCGCCAGGAAATAATCAGCAGTAATCGTGTAGGTCCCGTCAGGTGGAGGACCAAGACAAAGCGACTGATCAGGCCCCACCGCACACACCATGGGACGCGTCTGGACCAACCGCATAGGCCCGCGCATGTACGCATCCCGCCACGTGTCGTACGGTATGTCTTCCATGTCGATTTCGTTCAGGAAACCGGTCGCCGTGGTGAAGTTCCGAAACGTGAAACGATCCCACTTACCAAAGGCGTCAACAGTAACGCCAACAGTGCCAGGTCCAGTCCCCAGCGGATAGCTCGCTTGCGCCGGGATGCCTGGAGGTGCCCCGACGGTCGCAAACGAAACGCCACCACCGAGCAGATTGCTCGACCGCATCCAATCCCAATCATCATGCAGCCTCTGAATGTCGGTCCAGGCATCGTTGACCCAGTTCACCACGCGACCGAAGCTGCCCGTCGCCCCAGTGACTGTCGGCAACACGCTCTGAATGGCGCTGCTGCTGGCAACGCCGCATTCGACGCAGGCACGCTGGCAGAGGCTAAGATAGTTGCCGCTGTTGAACGTGCCGCCGAAAACGAAGCTGCCGAATGCGCCGCTCATGTCTAGTGCTTGTCAGGATCACTCAGTTTAGGAACAACCACCTTCGGAGCAGCGGTCTTCAATGCGTCGTTCTCTTTCTGAAGTTCGGCGATCTTCTGGTTTGCCTTGTCCAATTGCTCCAATGCGCCGGACAGATTACCAGCCAAAGCACTCGCCAGCGCTTGTTGAGCGGTCTGCTGCACCGGCTGCGCCACAGCCACAGCGGGCGCGAGCAGCAGGGCGGCGGCGAGGTAGAAGCGCATGCATGAATCCTAACAGTGAGTGACGATGCCGTTAACGCTGGCGAAGCTGCTGGTCGGCGTTCCTGAGCAACTGAGGCCGGTCGATGACCCGGCTTTGATGGTGCCATTGATTGTCGTTACCGACCCGCTATTGCCGAGCGCTAGCACGGTTGCAGTGGATGGACCGATGTTCAACGTAGTTCCAGCGTGTGTCCAGGCGCTCTCCGTCACCGACAGCCCGGAGCCATAAGCCGCTCCAGTGCGCGTGAGAGACTTGAAATTCAGCGATGATACGGCGGGCGCAGATGTGCGCCCCTCAGCACGATACTTCAGCGTCAGATCGGATGTCGAGACGATTGGTACGGTATTAACAAAGAACACGTTTCCGTAGCCATCATCGACAAGATCATCGACCGTGAAATTGCTTCCGCCGCTTACCAGGGTTGCAAGCCCCCCGAACGAAAATAGGCTCGTGTCCAGCGTGAACGTCGTAGCAGTGGCTGATGCGTAAACCGATCCGAGTTTGATAGCACCGACGTTGTCGATTGCAGTCGCGGGGCTGGACGATGCTCCCTCTGTCCTGAATGCAAAGCCACCACCGTTAATCCCAGACCCGGAGAAGGTCGCCTGTAAGAAATCCTCGCCGCCACTCGCAACAGAAGGGACGGTGCTGTAGTTTTCCCCGGCCTCTGCTTGAAACAGATACCCATTAGGGTCTAGGGGGAACTGGGCAGAGTTAGACCCCATTAGGAAGCCAATGCGCACACCAGCGCTCGCGCCAGTCTGCGCCACAAGGGTATATCCGTCATCACCGACCACCCCATGCGTTGCATGGTCACTTGTCAGAACGGCCTGGAACACCGTGAAATTGCTAGCGCTAGCTCCTGTCTGTAGTGCCCCATCTACTTCCGCGCCAACGCAGTTAGCGAAGAAGGTCGCCCCCGTTTGGCAATCAGCCCACGGGTTCGCCCCGAAGATGCTGCCGAGATAATTAGTCGATGTGCCCCCAGCACTTGCGCTGGCCGTCACCTTGGAATTGAACCCCACCAACCCAGCGAGCGCAGTGCTGACAGTAGACGCCGTGTTCCAGTTCATCTGGACCATAACGCCGTTGCGGCCACCGTCGAACGACGTGCCGCCATAGTTGCTGGCAACAAGCAACTCGTCCCTGGAACCGCTCGGCATTGAGAGATTGTCGGAAGAATCCCCCATCTTAACTGCCGTGGCAGCCGTATTGCCGGCGATCGTGGATGATCCGGCCCAGTTTGCTATGAGATTCGCTAGTGGTGTCGGGACGGTAGACCCTGACAAAGTGATCGTATTTCCGTACGTCGCGGCATTGTTGAATTCGATAATGTTGCCGGCTAGCGTCCCGGCGACGCCTGCGGTGAATGTCGCCACACCCGAGAATGTCGCCGCGCCAGTCACGCCGAGCGTGGTTAGGGTGAGGGAACCATTTATCGTGCATTCAAGAGGGCCGCACGCTCCAATATTCGCCAACGCTGCCGCCTGCGCCGCTGGCCCGGCCGCCGCTATCTCGCCTAGGTTATTGCCCTTCTGAAGCACCGAAGCGAAGAAAGCGTTCCACTGCGCAACCGTCCAAGTGAGACCAGGAGTAACGACCGGCGGCGGTATCAACTGCGCGGAGGCAGCGCCGCTATACAGCAACCCTGCAAGCAGCCATGGCAGCGCTCTGATCACAGATTACGCCGCCTCAACTCTTGAACCCACGCCGGCCCGCGCGGATTGCGATCTTCCAGAATCGAGAAGGAGTGAACCGGAGAAGTAAACCGCTGCGCCACGTTGTTCGGCCGCTCGCTGTCCATATCGCGGATTTCGGTATGGACCGTATCAACCTTGGCCCGCACGATGACTTCCAGAACCTTGCGCCGGACGGTCAGCGTGCGACCCACAGGCAGATAGCCGATCTCGTCCCAACGCCCGTTCTGATAGACCTCGGCCATTTTCCCGTTGACCCAGATCGGGAATGCCGTGGCTGCATTCTTGTCGGAGGACGGCTCGAGCCTGATCGTTACCGCCTCCTCCATGAACGCCAGCTCGTCGAGGTAAGTCTGCTGGTGCGTGCGTTCCGTCAGCACGACATCGCCGTCGTACGTCGAAGGGTCAGAGACGGGCGGTCTCTGCTCTGGGTTAGGCAGAGAGTCGCTGTGAAGTTCCTGGCGTGGCATGACCGATCACGCGACCTGCGGACGTGCCGGCAGCATCGCCACGTTCTGGAACGTGGTTGCAGTCACGCCAGATGCCGTCCAGGAGCTGCCACCAGGCGTCCAGGTAGCTGCGGACGGCGCAGTCGAGCCGATGGTATAGGCTAGCGGGCAGAAGTCGTTCACCAGATCCGGAAACTGCGGAGCCTGGAGGAAAGACCCGACCGTCGTCGTGATGCCGATGTTAGTCGAGATGATCTTCCCTTGCGCCATCTTGAGGACGCCAGCGCCGTTGATGCCGAACACGAGGGCGCACGTCTGATTCGGCCCCATCGGCAGAAATGCAAGGCCGGTAGACCAATCCGTGGTCGGCGTGGCGGCGTTCGTCTGTGCCGTGAGCTGCGTGGCGAACTTACCGTTGATCACCACCACCGTCGTCGAGGTGCTGGTAAAGGTCGAAGTCGTGCCCGCCACCGCGCCGCAGTTTGACATGTTCAGCGTGGTGCTCGGATCGAAGTCGGTTTCGTAACCCATTTGAGTGCTCCTATACCAGCACGGTCGGGTCAAATGCCCCGCCGACCGGACTCATGTAGACTGTGGTTGCTGTGTCGAGCGGCGTCGTGCCGCCGGTGAATGCGCTGGCATT